CCACAAAATTTCATAAAGTGTAGGCCCACTTGCGGAATAGTTGTTACACGGACACTTTCACGTATGCGCTGGTCAACTGCATCCTTGATTTCTTGCGGCTGTGCCTTCAAGTCAATGAGGGTTTTGTTACGCTCAAATGCATCTTTAACACGAACCTCGTTACCGTCATGGTCGATATAACGCTGAAGCATCAGATTGTTATAATTGAACCCCTGCTTATGACGGTCTTCATACGCTTCCATGATACCTACTTTGTTCTTAGAACCTTTCTCACGCACACCTGGATAAGCACTGAATACGTTGTCGCCTGAATCTCCCCTAAGAATTTTTTTGAATAATCCGTACTCGGGATCTTCTAACAATTTAGGCTCTTTAGTTTTCTTATCAATGACGGGTTTACCATTTTCTTTGAAGTAGCCTTTAAGTGTGATTAGTTCATTAGTCACCCCATTATATTGCATCACGTTTTCACTGATTAATTGTTGGTAGTCTCCATCTGTTGAAAGTATGTAGTGGGTGGCGTCAGGGTGCAAGTGAATGAATCTAGCAATCATGTCATCTGCCTCAGCACGTTCATGCCTTAGCACAGATACGTTGGTTCGGTCTTTAATGAAAGTTGTAAATTTTTCATACGTTTCCCAAAACATTTTTGACTCTTCGGCTTCTTCCTCAGTAATAGACATAGCATCAACTACACGATTCTTTTTATATGGAGCATAGAGATCCTTACGGAAGCTTCTACCCTCGAGACAGAATACGACATGATCGATTCCATATTTGCGAACAGCTTGATTGACACTTGCTAGTGTCAAATGTAAGGCCATGCCTATCTTCTCTTCCAATGTACTAGAACGTGATGCCACATGTCTAGCACGGAAGAAAGTATTTGCGGTATCGATGAGTGCGTAAGTTTGGGTCATGTGTCGGATATATGTAATTGAGTGATATGTGTAGATTATACACACATCACTCATTGTTGTCAAGTTAGATATCTTCCAAATATTTATCAGGATCGTCTGTAATATTTTTAAAGACATTACTTGGACTAAAGGGTAAGTATTCTTTCTTAATCCTGTAAATATTTGGGTAATTTACTTTGCACCTCGCTTCAACTACCTCTACTATTTTAGAACCATTCATTCCTGAATCAGGAACAAACCACTCTAGTTTTTTCTCAAACAACACTAGCAACTGGTCACCGTATTGATTTTTGATGTGATCTTCTAAAGCAGAAATTTCACTTGCTCGTCCATAATAAAGATGCTCAAACGTTTGGTCTTTGTTGAGGCTAGGAAGTATATAGCGTTTGATTAGATAATTTCTAATATTTGCGTTTTTGATATGCTTACCAAAACCCCAATAATCAGTTTGTTTTTGTTGTAGAATGTACAACCAACCACACTTTTCAGGGAGTTTGATTTTAGGCATTGTCAACTGCCTCATGTACGTCAATTGGATCTAAGTAATCATACAAGTCAACTCCTGCATAATTAAAATCGTTTACGTCATTTGTCAAGTGGTGCATGCCGCCTAACTTTTGATAAACCTTCAAAACGATTGCCAAAGCACAATTTGTTGATTTAAGTTTATGCTCGGGAATATTAGGATAAGCCGCTTCGTGCCATGCAACGTGTGCAGTTTCAGTTTCTTGGCGCAACGTTTTCAAATCGGTAAAACATTTTTTAATGATTGCGTGGAAGTTGTCCAAAAATTCATCCCATTGTGCACCGGTAGTAGGTATACTTTTTCTAGTCATACCTTCAAACAAGTGACCATACAAACCAAATGCGGCACTGTCAAGTTTTGTACCATGCCAATATTTCTTATGTGTAGCAAGAATGAATATTAGTGTCTTGTGATTCCAATTATACACTGCGTCAATGCGATCCAATGTGCCTGCTTTACCTTTTTGTGAGTGACTTGCAGACAATGGTATAGCTTCGTATTTTTCACAGATAGATTGACGTTTTTCAGCATCAACATATTCTTTAATAGTAGAACCATGTTGACGAACACCTGATACTTTAATTCGGTGAAAGTCAAATGCAGTCCATTTCTTTTGACCTTTACCATTACGGTGATATGCGGCTTCATTTGCAAATGCAACATCACTATTGTTAACTACAAAGAATGGATATTCCATATCTTCCCATTTAGTAGGATCAACACCTTGCCACAAATCATGCTTGGCAAACAAACCTACCAAGTTAATGCCGTGTTGTGTGTCAAAATTGGGATAAGATTTACCATCGGCACTAGTTGTTACAAAAACAGGGCTTAGTAGTTCTTCTTTGCAATTCTCTCCAATATCAGCAATGTGTTTGGGAATTTTCAAACGCTGTGTTTCTTCCAAGAAAGTCACTGTACCGATTTTTTGTTTTGTCGCTACACCAATCTTAGACGGGTCAAATTTCTTTTTCTTCTTTTTAAGATCAGCCAGCATGTTTTGAATGACTGGGTTCTTTTCAAGTTCGGCTACTGATTGTGCTAAAGTTTGAGGCTTTGAACTTTTCAATCTTTTCTTATCAAGTGGGTTTTTGATTTTTGAGATATCAATCACTTGACCTTTCGGAACGTCAGTCCACGGAAAGGATTTATTTTTTGGCGATAATTTTGCCATTTTGTTGCTCCATTTAAGTTAATGTATTAAGCACCTTACTCAATACAAACTCTAGTATAGCATCAAATTGATTTATTGTCAACCTTTATTTTTAGCGTTTGTAGCTAGTAAAGAAGCTCTAATTTTCTCTCTGGTTTCAATACTAACCACATGTCCTTTTCTCTTTTCTGAAAACTTTGCAATTGCTTCAGGTGTGCGCTTTCTACCCTTACTTGCTTTGCTAAGTTTGAGTCTAGTTTCATCATTTACTGGTGGTTTTTTCTTTGCCGCCTCACGTAAATTTGCTAGATGTTCATCACTTAGTTTTTTCCCTTTTTGCGCTTGGCTAATTTTAAGTTTTGTTTCTTCAGTCATTACTGAATTTCTGGGCCATTTTATAGTATCGTTATCTATAGCCTGACATATCTCAATTGAAGGACTATTACCAAATGCTTTTATCTGTCGTTCTATCATTCCTCTAGATATACCATGAAGTATTCCTGCTCGGTTCATGTTATCATACCACACACCTCTATATTCAATAACAGTGCTAGGGCGTATTGGGCCAACAAATGACTGTTTTAGTTCTCTAGCTGTTCGTTTGGCTCTTATTTCTTCTAGTTTTGCTTTATGCTCATCACTTTTATTTCGTCTTTCGGGTGTCCATTTTGCCTTCATCTTAGCAATAGCCTCTTCCGACATTTTTTTTCCCTTGTTGTGCGGAACTCTACCCATGGCAGCCGCGGATAACTTAGCTTTAGCTTCAGGTGTTTGTGACCATGTACCGGGTTTACGTACGGTACCATTTTTTTCCATTGTAGCCCTCATTTTTGCTAGTTGCTCGGAGGGAATTTTCTTTCCAAGATTTGCTTGCCGTAACTTTTCTTTTTGTTCAATTGACATAGGAACTCCTTTGTTGTAAGGAGTCTTCCCTAATCTGCCTAGACCCATTTTTCTTCTAGTATCATCTGAGATTTCTTTTTCGGACATCAAACGCTTTAACATTTCATATTTGCGACTAGAAATCTTTTCACGTTTTTGATGGGGATTATTGTTAGTAGCAAGCATCCATACTGCATAAATCATTTTACCTTTAAGTAAACCCTCTGTCATTCTAGTTAACAACCAATGACATATAAAATGTTCTCTGGCAGTAAGTTCTACTAAATTTTCTTTTTTATTTGAGCCACCAAATGATTTAGGAATAATATGATGTTTTTCTTTATATCCATCTAATGTTCTACTTTGCGCTCTGTTGACAATTTGATAGTATATTCTAGTATACTTATTATCTAAAAACATCAGCTTACCTCAGTACGGCCATTTCCTAAATCCCTTGTGACTACATTGCGTACATCTCCGGGTGCCCGTTTATCTGGATCAGCTATCTCCTGTTCAAAGGTCTCTAGTACAGTTGCTCTGCACAAGTTAGTCCACCAACGATCCACGATATCATTATCTGTATCAGTCTCTTTCATTTTATAACCTGCACGAATCAGATTCAATACAAATTTATCGTTGAAGTCTAATTCAACTGAACCACTGTTAATGTCCTTAGGATCTATTTCCATCTTAATGATATTGACATAAGGTTCACCTGCTGCCGTTGCTTTTTCTTTTGTAGTAAGTTCAGGTGCAACTTTCTTTTCCTTAACCTTGCGTGGTTTCTTTTCCTTAACAGGTTCGGGTTTCTTAAATAGATTCTTTATTTTTTCAAACATTTGTATCTTTCGTATAGTTTAAAGCTGGCAAGATTCTTTGCCTTTGATTCACACATCATATCAAAGTTATCGATAAATGTCAATGCCCAATCGTTCACAGCTTCGTTCCAATAGTAATCACTATGTGCCCGAAGTTTCTGCTTACTGTATCCTGATTCAATTAACGCACCATGAGAGGGTAACTGTGATCCGGAATGTCCGACAAGTACATCTTCACGGCTGACGGAGTAATGTAGAGTAGGGCGCACACCGCGCCAACTATCCCTAACCATCTTAACCAGATCATCATTTGGGGAAATGTATTCCCCCGAACGTATCCAATGATGGTGTATGTCCATGACAGTAGGGACGAGGTCAGATAATGATAAGCAGTCTTTAAGTCCATGTGTGTATTCTTCATTTTCTAATGTAAGTGTGTTTCGTGCCTCGGGGCTAAGTCTACTATAAACATCTCTGATACCCTGAGGACCTTTTCTACCAGAGATGTGTACATTGATTTTCATATCCTGAAACTTCTGACCATAGCCCATCCAACGAGCCATGTCACAATGATATTCAAATTCATCTATACTCTTATTTACTACTTCTTCACGGTCACTCGCTAAAACTACAAACTGATCTGGGTGAAAACTTAGACGAACATCATTAGCCCTAGCTGTTTCGCCGATAGGTGCAAACCATCGTTGCAAACTACTTTGTACATCACTACTTTGCCAGAAGTCTTTGTACTCATCCATTGTATAGAAACTGAGCATGTCACTAGTAAGACGCAACATACGCAATTGTGGATCAAGTGTTGCAACACGCTTAACCAATGCGTGAGTATTCATAATATTGCGTTTAGCAACATCCATAATCTTTTCTTCTACGACACTACGACTATTACGCTTTGCCCAAGCATGAGTTGTGCCGCCTGTGTTAAGACCTTCGGCTGAAACAATCTCACCCTTCTTGTTGATTTCTGCCCATTTACAAGCGAAACCGATGCGTTTGACTGACTGATTTGTATACATAGATAGACCAAAATGATAAATAATATATACAGTGTAGCATACCTACGCAATAAAGTCAACTATTTACGGATACCACTATGAGATTTAACGAATTTATAACTGAGTCTAGCAAGATTTGCCCACAATGTGGAATGAGAGGTTGCAC